GCATTTAAAAAACAAAAAGGCGGAAAACCGTCAGCTTCGTAATATCTGTTTTCGATGCCCTATCCAACGCGCCTGTTTAGAAGTGGGATTTGCCTACGAGCGATTTGGGATGTGGGGTGGTCTTTCCGCCTACGAGCGCCAAGAAATCCTGAACAATAAATTAGATGCGGTGCGTCTTGTGCCACTTCGCCGGGATTGTGACGAGTTCGGTGTACCGTTCGAAGAAATACTGGAAGCGTCACTTGTTGAAAGGATGGGCGATGAAGTCAGTTATTGATGAGGCGATAGAGTATTTTAATCAAAACCATGAGGATCGGTGCTTGAAGAATATTATTCATTGCGAACACGGCAGGATGATTCGCAAAATTAAGCAATACGAGCATGAGGTTGAACAACCTATCCGTCAGGAAATAGCAGAGCAACTTGCCGAGAATCGGGATTTCTGGATTGCGGCAAAAGACCCAGATGAGGCTTCGGCTTTTACTTGGGCATACAAAAACATATTTGAATTAGCTATCAAGTTTGCATTGGGGGAGTGATGGGTGGGCGCTGCGATGACCGTTGAGCCAATAACTTATTTACAGGCTTATGATTTGGTTTCTCGTTTTCATTATTTAGGAAAAACTCGATTTGTTAGTCAGTTTCGTTACGGGCTGTACGATGACATGGATTTAGTCGGAGCTGTTATTTATCAACCTTTGGCAGCACCTAATTCAGCTACTTCAGCTTTTGGATTACCGCGAGGAAATTACAAAGAGTTTGTAGAGATGAGCCGATTAGTTTTAGAACCTAATCTTAATGGAAAAAATTACGGATCTATGCTTATTTCTAAAAGTATTAGATTTCTAAAACAAGAGGGCATAAAAGCGGTTTTAAGTTACGCAGATTCTAGCCGTCATGTCGGAATGGTTTATCAAGCATCTAATTTTGGATATTACGGACTGACCGCTGCAAAATGCGACTATCAAATGCCAGATGGAACAATTAAACAAAGGGGAAAAACAAAAGGCATGGGAGGGCAATGGATTCCGCGAACTAGGAAACATCGCTATCTATATTTAATAGATAAAACTTTAGAAGTTAAATGGGCAAAAGAACCGTATCCAAAAAAAATGGAGGAATATGCATGACATCACTCCCATATATGCAGCTATATGTCAGCGACTATCTTGCTGACACCCAACACCTCAACGCTCAACAACATGGCGCGTATATGTTGCTCTTGATGAACTACTGGCAACGGGGCAAGCCGCTCGACAACACCGGCAATCGCCTTGGCTTTGTAGCTCGCATGAGCGCCGAGGAATGGGCCGCCAATAAAGAAATCCTTGCTGAGTTCTTTTGGGTGGATGGCGATACTTGGTCGCACACCCGTATTGATGCCGACCTTGAAAAAGTCCGTGAAAAGTCTGAGAAGGCATCTGAGGCTGGCAGAAGGTCTGCCAACGCCCGTTCAACGACCGCTGAACGCCTGTTCAACCATAAAGATAAAGATAAAGAGGAAGATAAAGACAACATACAAGAAGGCTTTGATCGGTTTTGGGATTTATATCCACGAAAGGCTGGCAAGCAAGAAGCTCGCCGTGCTTTCGATCGCGCTTTGAAGGTTGCCACGCTGGAAGAAATCCTTTTAGGCGCACAGAGGTACGCCGCCGACCCCAACCGCCAGCCTCAATTTACGGCTCACCCGACCACTTGGCTAAATCAAGGGCGGTGGAGTGACGAACCGTTACCCCCTAGAAGCCCCGTGTTGCGCTCTGAGCCAGTTTTACCACCGGCGCGGGTTCCTCCTAGGTACTCCGAAGAAGATACGCCCAGAGGCGCACCTATGCCCGAATCTGTCAGAGAGCTTTTAGGTCGAATGTCCCATTTGCCCTAAGTAAGTAATCTATGTCATACTGTAACACCGAAAGGGGGAAAGATGAAACTGATTCATCTTGTAGCAGTAGAGCAGGTAGAAGTTGGGGATGTGCTGGTTCTCGGCGCGACCCGCTATGGAGTGACTTCGATTGAGGATGAAATCAACGGTCGGGATTTTCGACTTCGGGATTCATTCGGCAATCAGAAGTGCCACTTGGTAGCCACCGGGGAACAAGTCACCATCGAATTATGATCCGATTCGGAGTGGAAGGCACTCCGATTCCTCAAGGCTCAATGAAGCATATTGGGCAGGGGCGCATGATTCATTCGCGGGCTACTGAGCTTGCCACTTGGCGGGCGCTGATTGCTCTAGCGGCTAAACAGGCGGGATGCGAGCCAATTCCTGACCCGATTGCAATCTCCATGACTTTCCGCCTCAAAAAGCCCAAGACGGTCAAGCGCGCCCTTCCCACAGTAGCCCCAGACTTAGACAAACTGGTTCGCGGGGTGCTGGATGCACTCACCGGGTGCGCCTACCTAGACGATTCGCAAGTAATTGACATAAAGGCAAAAAAAGTCTATTCGGACATTACGGGCGTGGATATTGAGGTATCCGACCCCTTCGATTGTGTGACCTAAAACACACCCAAAAATGCTTGATTGCCTAACGGATCGGGCGTATGTTTTACCTATAAGCCCCGAACGGCGGGGTAGAACTGGAGAACAAAATGGCTACAAGAAATTGTATTTATTGCAATACCAAGTTTACAACCGCACAATCAGACAATGGCAAAATGGCAGTTGAGTGCTACACCTGCTTTCTTAACCGAGTCAATGAAGTGCGCAATATGACAATCGGACAAACTGTAAAAGTTACATCGCTTGCAGGTGTTGAGTACGGAATCCTTGATTCAGTCAATACAAAGCTCGGCAAGGCTGATGTGTGGTTTGAGGCTGGACAACATTTCTGCTCATTCAACCTTAATCAGATTGAGGTCGCATAACATGGCTACAAATGCTTATACCGCAACAATCGCTGACGGACTGAAAATCAACCTTGAATCCGCAGAAGAAATCCGCGATTTTGTTAATAAGTGGTTTGATTTTCGTTGGAGTTCAGCAACGAAATTGGAGATTGTTCGTACCTCAAAACAAGCTCAAACCATGATGGCTGACCCACGCTACGCAGAATTGCTTGCATAATGGCATCGGCAATTTTTACCGTCACAATCACGGATTCAGACTTTGACCGCCTTCACAATACCTCAATGCAATGGGGTAAAGATTGGGCAAAGCAAGCTAATCGCTTTGATGAGCAACCGCTTTTTACTTGGAAGATGGCTTATTGGTGCGAACCTAATTGGCTCAACATTCTTGTTTGCCAACAATTCTTGTCATCTCGCGGATATGAGTCGCAGACTGTCTTTGACACCGCAACCCTTGAATATGTAATCCTTACCAATTACGAATCGGAGGCGTGGGCAAATGACTGAGCTTCTATTGCTAGTAGGATTGCCGGCGCTTGTTGTTGTATTTTTATCCATCGTGTTTGATATTGAGGAAAGGCTGATTAAATGAAATTCGTTTGCAAAGAGAACCATTGGAGCGTTAAGAATGGTCAGTTGATTCTTGATACCCCGGAGGGGCAGGAGCTTGCCAAGCAAGTTATCTCAACCCTAGAAGCTCAGATTCGCCTTGGCATATATGAGCAGATTTGCGCCCTACCGCTTGTCACGGATCGCAAACGCATCGTCAAGCTCGGTATTGAGAATGTCGCGCTGATGGTTCAAGACGCTTGCGCTCAGATTGCGTTGGGGGAAAAGAAATGAGTCTTGGGATTTGCCAGCAATGCGGTCAAGGTGCTGAATTGCTTAACGGTAAGACTTGCATCGGTTGCGATACTTGGGATGCGGGAACTGCCGGGGATGTCGCTTTTGCCATGAAACACGGTCGTTGGATTAACCCTTGCGATGTGGAGGATGAAGATGCGTCAGACATCAATAGCCGCGAAAATTAAAGCCGAACCCCGCATGGGGTCTAACCGGGCAAAGGTCAATCAATTCATCATTGACCAAATGGAGAACGGCGCTACCGACCAAGAGATTCAAGCCGCGCTTCGTATGTCCGGCGATACTTTGCGCCCGACCCGCCTTAGCCTTCTCAAAGACGGCTTGATTTACGAATCGGGCAAGCTACGCAAGAACGCTAACGGTAACGAGTGCATCGTCTGGGTATCAGCTCAATACGGTCAGATTGGATTGTTCTAATGCCTACCTACCAATACCGATGCAATAAATGTAAAGCGTTCATGGAACTGCACCAAGGGTTTTATGAGGACAACGCGCCTGATTGCCCTGAGTGCAACAAGCCCATGTCAAAAGTCTTTCAAGCAACCCCGGCGATATTTCGCGGGGGCGGCTGGGGAGGCTCAAAATGAAATACGGTAGTTATTGGGATCAGGTTTACATCAACTGTCCGCAATGCGAGAAAGACTATGACGAGCAAAATGTTTTAGTTATTGACGGTGTTTACACTTGGGAATGCCCCGTGTGTGAAATGGAGAGAACGGTGGAGTTGGCATGACCAAAAAGAAAGCAAGCCCAGAAAATCCTTGGGATATTTACTGGCAGAAGGCAGCGCAGCGAGATAAGGTAGCTCCGTTTATTCTTCCGCTGGCGCTTGTTTGGTTTATCTTTATTATTGTTCTTTCGATTCATTTAACCAACGAGCATAATAAAAACTCTAAGCCTCAACATGGCGTTGTTAATCTTCAAAATGGCGTAACTGAATTTTGCAATAACGGTACCATGATTTACAAAACCGATAACGCCATTACTACTGAACCCAATAGCGCAGATTGTTAAGGAGCTAACATGATTACAAAGCTCGCACTTATCTGGATTGCTTTTATTAACACCATAGGCATTGCGTTTGGAATCTACGGATACATTGCCGCCAAGCGTAAGTGGGTCAAGTAATGGCTCAATGTGGTTTCTGCTCAGCCGTTAATAAAAAGTTATTTAAAGGCTTATACATGGGCTTTCGGGTCTATGTCTGCAAGCATTGTGTTATCAAACAAAACATCGAAACAGAACTGGAGAAGGCAAGTGCATAGAGAACTACGGTTAAAAAATAGCTGGATTACCTACGGAATCTGTAAGGGTTTTGGGTTAGGTATTAGTGTCAGCAAGTACGGCTTGGATATTGAATTCTTGATGTTTTATGTTGGCTGGCAATTCTAATGACAAAACTCAACGACATCCTTAGCGAGCGCCAAGAGCAATACGGCGATCCGACCGAGAACTTTCGCAAGATAGGAATTATGTGGGGGGTCATACTTGACCTGCCTTATTCACTAGCGCCTTATCAAGTGGCCCAAATGATGATTGCTCTCAAGCTTCAACGCATTTCGGTTAATCCCGACCTTGCGGATTCTTGGCTCGACATCGCCGGGTACGCCAAACACGGTCAGCCATGAACGACTGGAATATCGCCCGATGCAGAGGGTGTGGAGAATGGATGGTCTTGGGTAAGACCTGCTCTGTATGCACTATAATTAACCCACAACCGACTAAGGAGGTTCAGAAATGAACGCACTTAACAACGGAGGCACACGATGAGCGCTATGGAACAGGCGGCGATTGGTTCGCGCTGAAGTTCAAGACTCGTTTCCTTGTAGTCGCCGCGCTTGCGGTTGGGATCGGGTTTGCAAGTCCATCGGTGGCGCAAAGCCCTAAAGCATTTACGGATGCGATAGAGCGCACACCTGCGGCGGCAAAAGCCTATGCACACTCACAACTTCATAAATACGGATGGAACTCCACCTACCAATGGAGATGCTTAGTCACCGTCTGGACTAACGAGAGCAACTGGCGACCAAACGCCTACAACGCTACTCCTGTCAAGCTAGTGGTGAATGGGTTGACGGTTTCCTATCACGCCGGGGGTATTCCTCAGAGGATCGGACTGTCGCCATTAGCAAGTGTTAGCCAGCAAGTGAATGTCGGGTTACGATATATCCGTGACCGATATGAAACTCCCTGCAACGCGCTTCGCTTCTGGAATCGCCATTACTGGTATTGAGGATGACAATCCTGACCGCGCCTATGGGCGTGAGTCGCTAGATTTCACAAGGGAGCCGTTCCCGCGTGAAGAATAACCGCTTGAGCGCATGATTACCTCCAGTTGATTGCGCTCGCGGTTGTCTGCCTAAGCCTCACATTTCTCAAGGGTGTGGGGCTTTGTGCTTGTAGCTACAATGTAGCTACAAATGACAATGGTGTAACCTTTCCCCATGACGACCATCGTAGCGAGGCAGTACGCCGATAAGGTGGTCATTGGATCAGATTCATTGGTCACCGCAACTCGTAAATACACCCACCCTAAAATGGTCAAGATAACCGAACGCGGGCAATTCCTTATTGCCGGTGCTGGTCTTAGTTCGTATTGCGATGTGGCGCAACATATATTTAACCCGCCCAAGCCAACCGAAGCTGATAAGAAAGACTTGTATCACTTCATGATTTCTAAGTTCATCCCGGCGCTTAAGCAATGCTTTAAAGACAACGACCTCAAGCTGGAAGATGACAAAGATGAAGACACACGATTTGCGTTCTTGGTTGCAGTTCACGGTGAAGTATTTGATATTGCTGATGATTTTGCTATCTGCCTTGATTCCGATGGTATTTATGGGATTGGTAGTGGCAGTAGCCTTGCTATTGGGGCGCTTAAGCAAGGTGCAAGTATTAAGAAAGCTCTTACGATTGCTTCCGAAAAAGACCCATACACCGCGCCGCCTTTCTTGATTGTTGAGCAAAAGCGTGGATAAGCGCATAGCCGAAACGGTATTAGCTCGCGCAAAAGGATATTGCGAATCATGCGGGTTGCC